CTCTGGGTTAATTCCTAGCATCTTCATCATATGGTTGAGAACCTTATCCGGGCTATACTTCTTGAAGAAAGCCTGGAACAGAAGCGGGTTGGTGGTGACAGCCTGGAGGAGGGCCATGAACTTCTGGAAGTCCCTAGTCCGTGCTAGCATGGCGCTCAAACCATGTACTTTGAATGAACAGGGGTTGTTGGCGAAGATCGAGTAGCGCTCTGCTGGACTCATGGTTCCCAATGTAAAGGCAACTCGCGGACCAACAGCTGTGAGGATATGACTAGCCGAGAAGTCGTCAAGGTTCTGTAGCATCGTAAGCCAGATGCGCTCTAAGACCATCTCTATCATCTGCTCGACATCTGCAATAATACCGTCCAGGGTTACGGCTTGGCTCTGACTTAGCTCAACGATCTCAGTGGCGCGAACCTGCTTGGACGGAAGGGACCCAAGCTTGAGTTCGGAGCTGAGAGCGGCGGCCGCAAACTCCCTGGACAGCATCTCTAGGACAGCCATAGAATCCCTTGGCACCTCACCCTCAGCTACCTTCTCAAGAACCTTATGGCCGTATGGTACGGTGCTTTTAATGGCAAGCGTCTCGCCCTGTGGGAACCCGCCTTGGGCTTGGGCTGGATCTTCCAGGTCATCAATCCTAACCTGTTTGATGCCCCAGACCGCGCTAATCCCCCCATCAATGATTAGGTTGAAGATCTCGTTCTCTGCAAAGTTCAGTTTTACGGCATCATCAAAAAGGGCTTTGTGCCATTCGCTAAATGGGACCCTAATAAGGGGAATTGCTACAAATGGGCTCTTTTTATGCCAAAACGGGTTCTTTGTCGGCTTCCGGATTACATAGCGATCATTAGCCATCGCGCAGAACACGTTTCTATGGACCAACTTCCCATCGTTGTCGATAATACTGCACCAGAACTCTGTAATCACCACCTTTTTGCGGAAACCCGGCTTCTGGGCGTCGTCATGGCCAGTCTGGTCGCGCTGACGAGTATCTTCCTCCTTCATTTTGAAGTCATTTTCGAGCCTGGCTACTGCGGCACTATCATAGACGCCCTGTTCTGCCAGTTCTATGACTTTATGAAGGTCTTTTTCAACCGTGTGATATTCGTAGAGGTTGGCACCAGTAGGATCGACGCCATAGTTCATTGGATTGACCAAATCCACCCGGAGTTTCCAGCTTTCTAGCTCATCCTGCTCCAACTTGATGCCCTGATCGCCCGCCTCGAAGCGGAAACGCGGCTCGGCGTGCATATTTCCGTGGATTTTGAAGATACAGAGCGATTCGAGTGCCCCAGTTTTCACGCCATCCGACAACTGGAGTTGGAAAGAACTGAACTTGTTGTCGCCAACCAGTAGGTTGTCAAGAGAACAGTTCATCAGCTCCCGAATAGCGCTTCCGCTGATAGGACTCTCGGAGCCTAACGGCAGCTCTATGTCATAATAGGCCCCAAATTGGGTCAACGCCCTCTTGACAAAGCCGCCAAACTGCTCAACAGCCACACTAGTTTTCGGGAGGAACTCCTGGCTCTGGCCCTCGCTCTTGTGAGACCAGTCCTGAACGCTTAGGTAGGCGTTCATATTATCCCTGTTTTTCTTCATCCGAGTTTTTTTAGCGTCGTCCCCCTCGCGCTTATAAGCCCTTAGCGCGGTAAGGAGGGTTATATCTCCTATATCAATATCGTCTCCGGCTTTACTTGATACGGGAGTTGTTGTGGTTGTTTCTGCCATATCTGGCTCCAGGAATTGTTCGCTGATCTTGCTCTTGCTTGCGTATACACTCTACGCAGATACGAATCCGTCGGTTCTCGGGAAGATCTTTTCCGCAAAGACGACAGATTAAAGGCTCATCATCTTCGTAAGGATACACTGTTTAGGCCCGTATTTTCAATGTCGGGGGTTGACTAGCAGAATAGCCAGGACGCTTGATTTGCACGCGCCGGGGGCCACGGTCCTCTGGAGAGTAAGCGGCGACAGGTGCTTCAAATGTGACCCAATAGCCTAGGGCGTCTGACATATGGGTGCGGCGATAATAGGGATCCTTTTTATTTGTCGTCTTCTTAATACCCTGCTTCCCGTCGCTTACTACCTGCTCAAGATCGTCGATCAACTCAGTGCAGGATGGGTCCACCTCTAGGTTGATAACCCCATCTACGCCCTTACAGGCAACGTTCATGCTGTTAATCCGATCTGTGACAGGAGGGTTCTTTTCTGGAACCCTCATCCTGATCGGCGCCGGATAATCCTTCATTTCGTTCAAGATCATGGTGTAGCTAGAAAGCTTAGTCTGCGCCGTTCGGTTGTTCCCTGTCTGGTCCCCATAGAGCCATATCTCCGCTCTGTGTGTGGGGTGGGCTCTCTTGAAGTAATCACACATCTCGCTGATGTTCCCCTCCTCAAGAAGCAGTTCCTTGTAGACACGGAAAAGCCCCTTCTCGCGACAACCAATCAGAGAGACCATTGGCTCTACGTTGAAATCCCATATCCAGCAGAGTGGCCTACGCAGGTTTATCTCCGGCTGAGGATTGACATTTAGTTGGGGAGTGAACGAGGAATAGCACCTGGCTCCTCCAATCCCGCCGATGAGGGCACCCTCTAGACGGATCTGCCTTTGAGCGGAGCCTTCAGGGAATTTAGCTTCTAGGAACTCTATCTCTTGTTCCGGGATATGGGGGTTGTCGTAAATGCTAGCGTTGTAAATCTCGGCGTTTTCGAGGACACCCATCTTCCAAGGCTTAACAATCTTATTATATATCCACGTCACGCCGCCAACCACCCCTTCCGGTGGGAGCAACGTACAAGTTGTAAAGATATGCAAAGGGTTGGCGCCGACACGGATTAGGGCCTCCTCATAGATCCCTTCCGGATGCTCCTCGTCGAAGTGTATCCAATCTTTTTCCGCCCCCTGGTATTTGGTGCGCCCCGAATCCGCCGATTTGAAACCAACAATGGAGCCATTTTTAAGTTTGAGGATCTGATCCGAGATCCGCCAATCATCTACCTCCCGCGCCGGAATAAATGGCTCGTGCGTTGCCCCTGGCGGCATGAACCCATTATCAAAGTACTTTGGCTGAATCGTGTCCCTTCCAGTCGGGAAATCGATTGCGCTGACCCATCCAGAGGTGGCTCTGATGCGGCTAGAAACATCTGACCCCTCCCTGCCTGGTTTGTAATCATAGCCGAAACGGGCCAAGTAGGAACCCGCCGCCGCGCCCGCGTCGCTTTTGCCACTTCTATTCGCCCCTATATAATAGAACTCCTTATACCTCCTGGAAAGTATATCCTCTACAAACTCCCTCTGAGGATGAAACAGCTCAAAGGTTGTAAGCGGGTCCCCCTCCTGCCGCTTTATCAGCTCCGCCCGGAGGATGGCCGCTTCCTCTAGAACTTTCCTTTTAGCGTATGAAACCCTTCCAACCATTCTGCACCCTAACACAGCTCCAAAACAAATGCAACTAAAAATGCCCAATGATTGGGCACGTTTAGTGGAAAGGGGGGCGGAAAGAGGGAAAACTCATAAATTGCTCAAATTCGGGAGGGAGGTCTAGACACAGACACCGACACAGATACATACCCACCCCCTCGCCGCCGCGCCGCGATCCACTTCTGGTTGTATATGAGCTTCAAAGCAACCTTCGGTTGTGTACACGCTACGGTGGTACGGGTGCGCCCGCTGCAACCTACGCTCCGGTTGTGCTGAGCGCCGCCCTGCAACCTATACGATCAACACTGAATAGTTGCATTCCAATGCGGGACACAACCGTCAGCCTATGTTGCCAAAAGTGACACATTCGGGCACCCATAATGGGGTTATTTTTCCCCAGAGGTTTAGGCAATTGTCAAGGATTTTATTTGAACCTGGGAAGATAAATATAATGATTTTTCGGGTCAATTCTGGGATACTGTTTTCATAACGGTTTGCCTGCCTGCTTGATAAGGCAAACGGGAATCGGGGGTCAGCCCCGGTAATGCGCCGGATAAATTCAATGGCCCATTTTCACAACACAAAAACGGAGAAAACCAATGCCAAAATCAATGACCATCAACGTCCGCCTCGAGCAAGGCGGGAATGTCGAAACGTTCACCGTCGACGACGTGCCGCAAAACGGGACGGAAGCCGACAAAATATGGGGCGCGAAAAAGACCGCGCACGCCATAAACGGCACGTCGTTCAAGGTTCAAGCCCAAGGACATTACCGGGGCTTGCGCAATCGCGAGGAAAATCCACTAACTGCATCGCAAGCGGCCGTGAAAATGAAAACATACACGCCATCTGAGGGCGGGTCTCGCGGCATGTCGAAGGGTGAAAAGGTGGCGCGTGCTCTCGCTGCCATTCCATTTGTCGAACGGGTTCAAGTTCTTGTCGATCTAGGCTTGAGCAAACAGGACGCCGAAAAAGCGGCGAAAACGGAGTAAACCAACGGGGCCGGGGAGCAATCCTCGGCCCCACACTTTTGCCCCGAAAACAGGGCTTTCACAAACTGGAGTACTGAAAATGGAAGTAGTAACGAGCGACGGACTAATTGCGATACTCGTTTCGATCTTCGCTTCGTTCTGTCTAGGAATAGTTATCGTGCTGATAGCTAAGAGAAGCGCGGAGAAACACTGGAGGGAGAGGGAAGATGACCGACCAAGAACGTGACTTGTATAACGAATTAGCCTTCTTATTCCATCACGGCCTAATCCAGCCCAAAGAATACCCAGCATTAGAAAAACTAGCGATTGAATTACAGGAAAAAGGGGCCGGACATTGACCCAGACGCTAACGGCGGCCACTACGTTGCAGAGTTCTACGGACCCGATAGGCAGGACAACGCGGCAATCGTGGCCGATCTTCTCAATGAATATGTTACGATAGTAAGGCAGTCTGTACCCAAAGATGGAACTTATAGGGTATGGAGAATTAAGCTGGAGGAATAAAGACACTAGGGCGTCCCTTCGGGGGCGCCTTTTTTTTTGCTTATTTCCTCGAACTCAGCATCGGTCACAATACCACCTCGAATGCCCATTCCATCTATCTTCTTCCCCAAATCCTCTAAACGCTCCATCAGTTGAGCATCTCCCAACTTATTCACGTCCAAAGCTATACTGCCTGATATATCTAGTTTGTCATGATACCCTGCAAGGTTCGCCATACCCTTTATAGCGTTAACCCACCTGTCAGGGTGATCCGCAGCGAAGGCCCTAATATTCTCTGGTGTAGGTATTCCAGCTATTAGCTCACTCAAGATTTCCACGAACGGCTGACGGCTCATGGCCTGAAACTCGCTCATTAGCTCATCAGTGTCGAAGCCTCTCCTCTTTGCGTGCCTAGGCCCTTCAGGTTGTTCACGGAGTAGGCGTGTTCGGCCCTCGCTCTCTACCAATTCCTTGGTCATGTTTTATCCTCTCATATACTTCACTAGGATCTATGCCCATCTTTTCAGCTAGATCGGCTAGTTCATCTGGCTCAAGGGCATACCC